TATAACGAAGACTCATTACTTGAAGCAGACTTCAAACTTGGTAACCTTGATGTTATCGGTGACGTTATCGTAGGACAAGATATTACTAACATAAAATTCATGTCATACGACACAACACTTAAAGAAGCATTAACTTATACTCAAAAATATCTTGACTCAAGCAATAACGTTATTACAACCAACGTTAATAGTTATGAATTACCAAGCGGACAAACAGAAAGAGTATTACTTGACGCAGCTAGTAGAAGTGGTGTTTATATGAACGGAAATGTATATCAAATTTATTTCAATACTGGTACTACATCTTTTACCGCTAATACAGGTGATACACTAACAGTTGGATTCTTAGGAGATACAATTCCATACTTTGTATTAAATGGTACACTTTATTCTGGATTCACATCACAAGACTTACAACTTAGTGGAATTTCTTACCAATACGGTTCTAGATATGATGTACTTTATCTTGTTGCTGGTAGCAATACAGTTAATGTATTATATGGTATACCATCAAATACTATGACTGGAGCAATTAAGCCAGATTATACAAATACATTAGATAGCACAATTATTTTAGGATCTGTACATATTGTAAATGCCGCTGATTCTGGAACAACATTAACATACGACGCAGTAACAGTTAACGAAACAGCAAGTCCTTATATTCCTTACGATCAAATCGCAGGTTATGGATTAAATGTAACCGATGGTTCTGATTCAATGGGTACTTATATGAGCATCGAATTTGTAGGTACATCAGGTAAAACTGGTACTTATGACGACTATCATTACCTTAGATCATTACAAGGATTCTTTGAAATTTATGACAAAGTTTCATTAGCAAGTGTTCTAGTAGAATCTGGATCAACTGGTGATTTCATGGATGGTAATAAAGTTCCTGTTACAACAGCAGTTCCATTCGGTCCAACATCATTAACAAACGCAAGTATCAAAATTTATGTTGATGGTCCTGAAAAATGTCACGTAGGTAATGCATTCTTATTATACTATCACGATGATGAATTCTTATTACACGACCAAGTTATTGATACTGACACTCTTAAAACAAGATTTGATGCATTAGGAACTTCAACTTACACAGGTATAGTCGCAACTTATTCACAATTATATCAAGACTATTACAATGGCGTGATAAACAACTTAGATTACTTCTATATTAACAACAATAGCGGTACAACTAATAAGATTTTCTTAAAAATGTTCTTAGACCAAAACAATCTATTAACAGTGAACTTCTTGTCAGCTACTAATCCAGATGTTATTTACAGAGTTAATCAAGATGATTGGATTCTTTCTAACAAATATAACAATCAATTAATTGTTCACTCAAATAAATCTAATTGGGAACAATCACTTGAAATTCAAAATTGGTTTGGTGAAAATCTTACAACTTGCCAACAAATCTGGGTTGATAAAAATAGATACTCAGACGTTACAAAAGGTAGTTTCTTAGCAGCGTATTACGACGAAGCATATTATCAAGCACCAAACGGTGAAGGATACCTTGAAGGATCAGTACCTAGAAAATTAACAAGAATCATAAATGTTAAAAACGACCCTAACAACGTTGATCTTAAAATTCTTTATACTGACGCACCTATTGATATTCAAGATTTTGATATAATTACAGGTTCAACTGAAGTTTCTTATCAAACATTTGTATATCCAGAAGTTGATGTTTATGTTGATGAATATAAAGCTTTGAAAATTTCTCCATTCATCGTAAGCACTGATTCAATACCAAACGGTACAGACGCAAGACAAAATGCTATCTTAGACATTATTAACAAAGATACAAACCTTGCTAAAGGTCTAGCAGACAAAAACAAAATCTCTTGGAGATACCTTGTTGATTCATTTGGATTAGGTCTAGTACCAATGGACGGATTCGGTTCTAAACAACAACTCGCAGACCTTTGTGGTATGAAGTTAAACTGCCTTGGATTTATTAGTATGCCAAGTGCTAAAATCTTTAAAGAATCTACTAACCCTTCATTCGTTAACGATGATAGTACACTTAATCTTGAATTCGTTAAAGCAGGAGCAGATGATTCTAAAAACCCAGATTTCTACTACCAATTCGCTCAAAAACATGGTGATATTGACGGTAGAAGCTGTACTGGTTACTTCTTCCCATATATAAGAATCTACGATAACGGTATTCCTAAATGGATGCCACCAGCATCATTCGCTGCAACAACTTATATGCAAAAGTTCACTTCAAATGTCGCAGGCTTAGTTCCTTGGACTATCGCAGCTGGTATCACAAACGGTAGAGTTAATGGTATCACAAAAACTGAAATGGACTTCACTAATACTGACCTTGAAAATCTTCACGCAATGAACGCTAACCCAATTACTTACAAAATAAATAACGGTTACTGTATCAACGACGAAGCATCAGCTCAAGTATTCCCTTATAGCTCTCTAAGTTTCTTACATTCAAGAGAAGTACTTATTGAACTTGAAAATAGAATGTACGATATGCTTCTTAAATATCAATGGTCATTCAATACACCTGAAATTAGAGCAGAAATTAAATATCGTGCCGACAAAATCTGTAAAGATATGTTAGATAACGACGCTTTCTACGATTTCTGGAACGTTTGTGACGAAACTAATAACACAGATTACGTAATCGATCTTCAGATGGGCGTGCTTGACACGTATGTTGAGATAATTAAGGGTATGGGCATCATAGTCAATAACATAACAATTATGAAAAAAGGTGATATTCAATCTATGGGATTCAAGTAATAGATTAAATCGCAC